GGAAGATAACGGTGAGATACGCCCAAAGAATTCTGTGACTAAAGATCGTTTAAAGAAAATGTTTAAAGATGGTCGTTGGGAGCCGGTTTCCGATGCGACACGTCAAGGGTTTCAAGAAGTTAGAAATATTGAAACAAAAGATCGATTCACTGTTCAAATAACTGATTGGACAATTGGTGGGAAATTGTAGGATGTTACCGATGCATTACCTCAAGACAACCACTTTCGGGTTTCTACTTATCTTACTTTCCGGCTGTTCGACGCTGGAAGGCGTGAAGGACGTTGCCAGCCAGCGCGAGACAGTGGCCCTGTGCAAGGCGGCGGACGTGGGCCTGACTATCGCGGCGCTGAACACTGGAACGTTCCATGAATTGAATCCGGTAATGAATGCTCTGATGGGCGGCGCTCACGGATTCATGCCTTTTGTAATCGTTAGCGCGGCCTACGTGGGCATTGTGTGGTGGCTGGATAAACCTACGGTCAACATGGTGTCGTCAGCGATTACCTGTCCGGTGGCGGCGCGGAATGGCATGTTGCTGTTGAAACAATAACCAAGATAACCAATGATGAGAGAGAATGATGGCCGATGAAAAACAGCGAAGCATCGGGAGGCGCATGGAGGATGTGGCCCTCAAGAACGTGTTGGGGGAGCTGCGCAGTGTCACCGAGATGGTGTCAAATCTTGGAAGTAAGGTCGTTGTGATGGACTTGAAACTTGACCGCATCATCAGCGCGTTCCCAGACGGGGAGGACGGCGTAGACGGCATGGTCGTACATCGTATTCATCATATTAAAGTCAATCGGAACGAACATAGTTCGGAGCGGCTCAAGAATGCCCTGATCGAAAAGCTTTCGGCGGCTGGCGTTCTAGGCGTGCTCGCTATCATCGCCTCCGCACTCTTTCTCTACGTGAAGATGAAGCTCGGAGGCAACGGCTAATGGTTCCTGAAGTCAAAGCGAACTGCATCATCGGCGCGGGGGCAGCAGTCGTAGCGATGGTGCTCTTCATCGTCTACTTGTCGTTCTTCGATCTGCGCCAGCCGCCCGTTCGAGTGGACTACACGCATCCCGTGACTCTAGCAAAGCAGGCATATTCGCGCGCCGAGATAATAGAACTTCCAGAGGTCAATGTGGGCGGGTTCTTCTATACCTACCGAGAATACTGCGTCGTCCACGGCTACCGCGTGTTGCGCAATGAGCGGTGGCTAATTGCGGTTGATTCATCCAAGATTAGCTTCGCACTGCCGCTGCTACCGTCGCGCACTGATCCGACGAAAAAATGCGAATCGAAGGCGTTTCTCAATCCAGTACCAGAAGGCACTCCGCCCGGAGAATACTGGTTCCGTGCGAAGTGGTCGTATCAGTTGGACGGCAATCCCATCGCTACGCATTATTGGGACTGGCCGGATATTAAGGTGGTGGTGAAATGACCCCTGAATTCAAGAGGTGCGAAGTCGATCAGGGCGCTCCTCTGGTAAAGATTCATTGATACATTATGCCATCTGTTCAAATCAGTGTTAACACCACACTCGGTCAGGCGAAGATAGAGCGGCTGCTCAAAGCGGTTGAGCCGCGCACGATCCTCAACGTGATCGGTGCGAGACTGACATCGTACGTAGACGAGAGTTTCCGTACGCGAGGGCGTGGGCAGTGGGCACCGCTGTCGCCGCTCACGCTTGAGTTTCGCCGGCACGGTGGGGACGTGCCGTTACAGGATACGGGTCGGTACAAGGCATCTTACGTGACGGAGACGGACAACCAGACTTTTGTGGAGGTCGGTACCAATCTCAAAACTGCTTCCGGGTTGTCGTTGGGTCGGATACACGAGTTCGGCACTGGTCCGTTCACCATTCGTGTTAAACGAGCAAAGATGCTGGCGGCACAGACACGGTCAGGGAATTGGATCATTTTTGGTAAGCAGGTGAATCATCCTGGAATACCTGCCCGCCCCGTGTTGCCGTCTAAAGTGGTGGCGGAGAAGTTGATACAGGAAACGATAGATGGGATGTTATCTCGGATCACAGCACCCACAGGAGGCCGCTTCGGCGGATAGGTGAAATGACCAGATTACTTGATCAATTACAGATCAAACACTATTCACTTCAGAATAGGTTACGTAAATTAGCAGAGTCTGAAGGTGAGTGGAGAACTGTTAATGGTAGGCATGTACTTGTTGGAAAGGGTGAGACGCCATTAGAGGCCATAAAGAAAACTTTTCCGACCGAACCTGTGTCAGTAAAGCGTAATACACCTCCGGCTTTTACAGGTGATTTGCTTAAGCGATTTGGTTCCTTTGGAAAAGTGCGGGATCATTTGAAGACAATTGATAGTGATAGATTAAAGAAAGCTCTATCTTTGATTGATAAGTCTGGAAATTTGAGTGGTGATACTAGATGGTTTAAAAGGACTCTTCAGGAAATAATTAAATCTAGAGGGTGACAATGTGGCCGCAGTGGACTATTCGGGCATCAGAAATCAACTCAAGAGCATCCTTGAGGGTGACGCTCTCACCGCAGGGGCACGGGTCTACATTGAAGAAGACCCGCAGTTTGGGCTTGCAGACGCCCAAAAAGTCATCTTCATCTGCCTGGATGGCCGCACCGCACCGCCCGCCGCGCAGCGACTCGCGTCTGGCCTGCGCACGCAATACCACCTGCAGTGCGTTCTCGTTACGGTGTTCTTCTCCATGGAAAGCTTCGAGCAGGCGTGCGTCGGGCGGGACTCATTACTCGGGAACATGGAGTTGGTGCTGATGAAAGACAGGACGATAGGCGGGAAGGCTACAAGTAGTTGGCTGGAGGGTGGGCCGATGTTCTCAGTCCGCAACCCCGGGAACAATGTGTGGGCGGCGGTGGCGGAGACGAATTTAACGATAGACGTTCAGGCGGTAAACACATGAAAAACATTACTCTTCAGAATTTGGTGATCAAAGGGTATTCCTTGAGAGCACGTGTACGTAGATTAGCAGAGATGGATCCTGAAAAACGTGGTGATGACGAGGGGGTGTGGCGCACTGTGCGCGGCCGCAGAATATTTATTGGTAAAGGTCAATCATTTGATGACGCATTAAAACAGAGTTTAGGTGGTAGTAAAGGTAGTAATGCGGGTGAGGATGCCATGAAGGGGGTTGGTCATCAAGATTTGGAGAAGATGAATATACCTGCCTTGAAAGCTAAGCGGAAACAGCTTTATGATAATTTGAATTCTACGAACACTAAAACTCCGGAAGGGACAGATATAAAACATGCGGTGGACTTGATTGATGGTGAATTAAAGAAACGTTCTCGTATTAAGTGGGAAAAAACTCATCGCAAAGGAGCTTCTCTTCGGATGGTGTAGTGAATTTCTTGAAGGAGGTAGTAATGATGAAAATGAAACTTTTTAATTCAGCAATATGGTGGTTGAGCGGGTACTCGGAGCACGTACTCGCCAACCGGGCGCAGGGTTTCCTCGGGTTCATCGGATTCGCGCAGGAAGCCACTTGGGGCACGGCGGTGGGCGCGACGGACTACACCGAGGCGTTCAGCGAGAACGTGACGCTGACCAAGGAACGGTTCGATCTGAAGAACTTGTCTGGCACGTACGCCGAGCCGGATGATGCGGTGGGGTTGGATCGGGTGGCAGGGGATATTGTGGTCCCTGGATACCCCGTCATCTTGGGCCACCTGCTGAAGAGTGTGTTCAACACGGTGAGTGGTAGCACGGTATTGAGTGGTTTCTTATACCGGACAGATTTTATCACCACCACCAGTGAGTTCTCGGCCGCCGCGGCTTCCCAGCCTTATACGCTGGAGATTTTCCGAGACGTGACCAGTTCTAATCAGTACGCCGGGTGTGTGGTAAGTCGGTTGCAGATGGCGATCGCGCCCAATGCGCCGCTGCGCTTGACGGCCAGTATCATTGGGAAGTCCGCAGGATTGATCGCCAAGACCACCCCCACGTTCACCGGCTCCCCGCTGGCCCCATTCACCTTTGATACATGCTCGGTGTCGATTGGGGGTGCTGGTACGGCGAGGTTGGAGAACGCGACGGTGACGGTGGATAATTTGTTGACTGGCACGCCGGCACTTAACGCCTCGGCGCAGATTGAACGCATCCGCCGATCTGCGGCACAGATCGTGACGATCTCCGGTCAATTTGACTTCACCGACGTCACGGAGTACCAGGACTTTGTGAACCAGACGGAACGGGCGGTGACGTTGAGCATGACCAAGGCGAGCAGCTTCCAGTTTGTGATCGAGATGCCGCGCATGGTCTACACGGCGTTCCCGCTGGGGGTGCCGGGGAAAGATCGGTTGGTGGTGTCGTTTGAGGGCAAAGCGCGGTACTTGACGTCGAGCGCGGTGGCGATATCGTGTCAACTCACGACCACGCGGAGCAACTTTGGCTAATGAGTAATTAAGTTTTTATAACATAGAAAGGTAGTGACATGAAGATCACTGTGAAGGGCAAGGAAATTGATTTAGAAAAAGCGTTGCCTATCGTGGTAGGTGACTTACGGAAGTTGAAAAAACTTGGTGTTCACTATCCAGACAACTTTGATCCCAGAGACATAGATCAGGTTGTGGTCTTTCTTTTTTATTTCCTGAAAAAAGTTGATTCGTCTGTCACAGAGGAGGAAGTTGACTCTCTGTTGCTGGATGAAGTGCAAGCTCCGGTTTTATTCCTGGTTAGTGGTGGAAAGAAGGGGGAGGACAACCTTGACCGCCCTATCTCTGGGGAATCCACTACTTTGCCTATCACTACGGATGGCGTCCCAGTGATTTAGATGGATTCTCCTTAGTTGAGCTACGATATCTCAGTGGTTTGGTTGAGGCAGAGCGGAATAAAGAAAAGGCTGCGTGAGTTATGTCTGATGTAGGTATTCGCGTAACTTTAGACGGACTCAATGAGGCCACTCAAGGGCTGGGCAGTCTTGAAGACGGGTTGAAAAAACTGGCTGAGCGCAGTCCAGAAAATGCCCGTAAATTAGCAGACACAATATCTGTGGTGACCGCAGCGGTCACCACACAAGCTGCGGGAAAGATGTCGGGCGCGGCTAGTGTGATCGCTTCAGCAAACAGCCGGTCTGAAGAATCTGTACTGGCATTACTTGCTGCTCAAAAGCAGCAGGGAGCGATTACTTCAGATGTGGCCGATCAGATAGTTGAGGCGATTAACAAGATTGGTGAAGCAAACAATAATGTTGTCGTTTCTTCGAAAGAAGTTTTAGATCTACAAGAAAAACAAGCCATCGAGGCCAAGCGGTTGCAGGAAGCCTACGAGAGGATGGCGGCATCACAGTCTGCTGCGGGAAAACCTGTTTTATTTGGTCCTGGTGGTGGAGCTCTCTCGCCACCGCCTTCCGGTCTTGGACGTCAGTTGGCACCACAGGCGGGAGTGTTTGATCCAGCGTTTAAAGAGCCCGACTGGATGGCGTTGGGCAGGCGGAATGCTGAGCTGCGTCGAACTAAAGAAATAACTGAGGCTCTTCAGGGTTCAACGGCTGAAGTATCCGAAGAAGTACAGAATTTGGTCAGTAAATATGACCCCCTTGGAGCAAAATTACAGAGGCTTACTGAAGATCAGAGGGAGTTTCGGCAATCGCTTTCTACAGGAATGAAGGGTGTATCTGACGAATCGATTATACGAATGGAAAAAGGGATTCAGACTGAAATAGATAAAACAAAAACGGCCATGGCGGAGGTGACTGAAAAAACCAATAATTATGCGTCATCCTTAGTAAATTTAGCATTAAGGTATGTCGCACCGACCGCTCTGGCGTACAAGCTTTTATCCATTGTGAAAGAATCAAATGCTGCTGGCCGGGAGGCGGAACTGCAAAATATTAGATTGAGCACTGTTCTTCAATCTACGGGGATGGTGGCGGGTTTTACCGGAATACAGTTGGGCAAAATGGCTGATGCTATGGAGGATGCCCTTGCAATAGATAGCGAGCAAATTAAACGCGCCATGACGGTGTTGTTGACTTTTACTAATATTCAGGGGGATATGTTTTCTAAAACATTAAAACTTGGTGCTGATTTCTCACGTCTGTATGGCGAGAATATGGCTTCGGCGGTCAGGATGTTCGGACGGGCATTTGAAGACCCTGCAAGAGGGGGGACGATGCTACGACTTGCGAACATAGTTCTTTCCGAAGAGCAAATAAAGTTGGTTAAGAGTTTGTCAGCGACAGGCGATCGGCTTAGTGCCATGACTACATTGCTCGATATCGTACAGGGGAAAATGAATGATGTGGCAAAAACTATTGGTGAAAGTGGGGTGTCCGCTGTAGACAAATTCAGTATTGCCTGGGGCAATATGATGAAGGAACTGGCCAAGTCTCCTGAAGACCCAACGGGGGGTGGTGGCGAGATTTACGGAGCTGGGGCGAAAGCACTTAAATTTGCTACCGAACAGATGACAAAGTTTCGTGAGACGCAAACTAATTTATGGTTGATATATTACGCGACCATTGCAAATTCCTCTTTTCTTAGTGAAGAAACAAAACTGGATGCAACCAAAAAGTTTAATGCTTTGCGTAAGGCTGCAGGGATTAAAACAGAACAAGACCTTGCAGTGGAACGGTTACAGATAGTGATTTCCACTGCGGCAAAAGAAATAGAGGTTAATAGGGAAACGGCTAGAAAAAAGTTGGAACTACAGCTAAAGAGCATCGACTCAGAGATTGCTTTGGGCACTAAAACCGCTGGGGATAAAGCACGGCTGTTGCAACAGGCGGCGGCACAGGAACGGATAACTGAGGTTGAGCGGCTTGACTTTTTGGCTAAGTCTGCTGCTGCGGTAAAAGAAGGGCAGAAGTTCACTGAGGCGGAGATTGACGCACTTCTGCAGCTTAATACCATAGCCAGTAAGGGGGTTCAGGAACGACTTAGCTCTCAATTAGCTCTCGGTATCCTGGATAAAACGAGATATGAAGAAGCCAAGACGGCGGAAGAATTACGGCAGAATGACATACAACAGGGATTTAATCTACAAAAAACAGCGCTCTCCGAAATTTGGACTTTAGAACATAAAAACTCTCTGGAAAAAACGAAGCAACTTCAACTTGAGCAGGGATTAATTAAGGCACGAGGTGACTCTGCTGCAGAATTGGCACGCAGAGCGGTTTCAAATGAAGAGACCAAACGACTTCATGAGATTGTTGACCTGGTTGAAAAAACAACCAAAGAAAATGATATCCAGGCATCATCATTCTTT